CACAATTAAATCAGCACCTTCGATTTGGCCTCTTGTCACACCATCTGGAAATACAATGGTGAGAGAATAATTGTTATCTACTAGAACAAAACTTGAGGCGTTTGCTAAAATTGTAGCTGCATCATTTGATTGAGCAAAGCTACCATCTGAAACAACCCAAGCCGCACCATTGTAATAATATCCGTTCACAATATATTGGGCGTTTGTCGCGTTTGTCTCAGCTACTGAAACAATGCTTTGTAAATCACCAACCTCACCATAAGTATCAATTAAAGCCAAGTGACTAGCTTCCATAAATGGAACCGCTGGAAGTGAAGTTTCTGGTGTGAAATTTGCACCAGCGTGTTTTAACTCAGGTTGAAACCTAAAATTCTTAACATAAAAACGTGACTGTTGATCAAAATACATAGCAGTGAAAGCATTACCAGTTATAGATTCGCCCAATACAGCACTAGCTACCAAAATTCCGTTAATCTTAAGCCAAACATTACCATTAGGGTTAACGTCTTTGTCTTGATATTCAAAGGATATATTTAGTTCATCTCCTGCACCGAAGCCCGTACCATCACCTTTTGTATCTAAAATATCGGTGTCTATTCTGTAATTGATTTTTGTTTTTTGGCTTGCGTTGTCATTTATCTCTAGTTCAATAAAAGAGCCGGAAGATGGGCCTGTCCCACTTCCTAGAAATCTTAGAATTATATTGTTAGCAGTAGATGTATATCGAATATAAAAAATGTCTGCGGCGCTCGTGAATAGATTTATTTTGTGATCCGCTTCATAATAAAAATTCTTTTTCCCTACAAAGAAATCATCAGAAAAACTGACCAAACCGTTTGAAATGTCTGCAAATTCATTGTTATCTGGTTGATAAGTAAGATCAACATTAGAGGCAGCCCTAAAAAAACTCCCGATTGTTTCTGTAAAATTGGAAATTAAAGTTGATCCTGAAACGCCTGTAGCTTGCCCATCTGTCCACAAATTAGGATCATCGTATGTTGTTTCAAGAAACCAAATGTTCGCCGCAAAATCAAAAATCATTAATCTATTGGGAGATCCATATTTAACATAAATTAAATAATTGTTATTTTTTACAAAATTGTCCGAGCCGTCTAGATAGCCTCTATTTTCAATTATTGTATATATACCATCACTAGCACCCTTATTTACAACTGTAGCATCACCAAAAACTGTTGGCGAAATGACCGCGTCATTAACTTTAAAAGCTGGAGAATATTTAGAATAATTTTCATTGATATCCGAAGTCCAAACACAAGTTAACTCATTATCCTCACCATACTCATTTTTCTGTCTTAGAAATGGTGCGACATATTCAAGATGAGTATCTGTTGGATTAGTAATATCACCATTATAAGTAATTTGTTTATCAATCTTTCCAAGTTTTAAAACACCTTCAGAAAAATCTGTTAAACCAGTAGATGTAAATTTGCCAGCATCATCATAAGTATACGTAAAAGGATATTCAGACATTATTGGTACCTCTCAATAATTTGTTGCGTTTCATATATTGTTGAAATTTCTATTTCATCAGTGGTTAAAACAAACCCACATTTTTCCATTGCTTTTAAAACAAGCTCTGTGCAAATAAACCGTGAATCATCGTCAATAATTGGATCAACTTCCCGACCAAACCAACCGCGAATAATTTTACGTAGAATGACCAAAATAGCACGATATGAATATACACGCCCGTTTTGATCGAGAAGCCATTGTTTGCAATCGTGAGGCACCAAGTATTCGAAGTCATAAAGTTTCACAGTTTGGTATTTTTTTTGAAACTCTTTATTGGTGAGGGATCTGACTTTCACACCATCAGCATCAAACCATAGATCGATTGATTCAATATAAAAGCTTACATGGTAAAATGGAAGCCAGTAGAATCTTTTTTCTCGTACCAGTATATTAATCGATTCCACAAGCTGTATTAACCAGCCAACAAAAGAAAACCTGCGACTTTTTGCAAAGGCTATCTTAAACCCATACACCTCTATTACCTCATTTGTTTTTTCTAATTATATCATAAAAATGAAAAACCCCAGGCCATAAAAACCTAGGGAAAATATGCTAGCGATGCACATTGTTTTTACTTTTTCATTTGTGCTCTATACTTAGACCAGGTAGCCATAGAAGTTTCAATGGTGCCTTTTCCAAGGTTCATAATGTCATCACCATCAAGCTCACTTAATTCATCATCGATAAGATCCCAGCCTTTGTAGCCCTCACTTACAACCTTTACAAATTCATCATCATCCCTCTTATCCCAAGCAGCCACTAGATCATCAAATCCAGCGCCGTCTTTTAATCTGATTAAAAAGAATAATCCAACTTCTTGAATAGCTTTGTTAGCTTCTAAAGTTTCTTTAACTCCAAATTTACCAGCCATAACAGCCTCCTAGTTTTTATTTGTCTTAATCAAATCTAAGATCATTTTTTCATTTTTTTCAACACGCTTTTCTAGCTTGTCGATTTCTTTTTCAGAAAACCCTTGTTTAGCGACAACTGTGATCATGGTGTCATTCAAATCTTTAACAGCATTTGCAAGGTTTGATAGCTGGATATTTCCATAACCGACTCCGATACTTGCCAAAGAAATTGCACCTGCCACTAGCTTTTGTGATTCCATAATTCCAAACAACTTATTAAACATAATGGGTAATCCTATGTACATTTTAACACAATTTGAACATTTTAGCCTACTAAGCTATAGCAGAATCCCAAACATTTAATAAAGTGGTGCGATCATCTTCAGTTAGTGAAGTACCTGTAAGATCAGCTACCTCAATCAAAGTCCTAGCGTGCTCACTACCAGCATCAAGATATAACTTCAATGAAGCAAAAACCTCAGCGTTCTTTTGAGCTACTTCTAAATTAATATCATCACCCTGGTTTAAGATATGAAATTCTTTTATGATAGCCTTACCAGCCTTTTGCATTTTGTCTGCTAGTTGTTCTTTTGCGGCTCTTTCATCCTTAGCCTGCTTTACCACCAATTCCTCTGGTGTGAACTCTGGCTCAATGTTGTTGCCTTCGATTTCTAACCAAGCTTGGATCATTTGGTAATGACGGTTGGAAGGTTCGTTAGGTACGTGTAAAGAGTCGTTTACTAAAAAGGTTTCACCTGCTTGCTTTACTTTTAAAATTTGTTCCATTTTATAATTTCCTTTTTTATTTTCTAAAGTTCTGAATCTGCGGCCCAGTGTGCATACCATTTTTGCCCCGCTGCAAATGGCCCACCAGTACCCGATGGCATAACGGTTTTAGTTGAAATTATTGTTGCGGCCCCTGAATAACTAAAATCAAGCGATGTATTTGTATTATGTCCCCTTGCTATTGTTCCCGTTATTGGTGACCAGTAGGACATTGCCGGAACCGTTCTTTTTTCTACTTTAAAAATAAAACCACCAATCATCACGTTACCAGCTTGCGAACCACCGGTGTGCATGTTTAATGTTGTAGTTGTACCTAGAGCGGTTTCCAGTGCATAACTTTTTTCGTAATAGCGTTGGCATAATAAAAGCTCGCCCGCGTATGTTCCACCGGCTCTTGAGTATCCAGTTTGTGCATTTATTCTTTTTATATCTAGGTTAGCAAATTCAAAAGTGCCAGACTGATTGCCGAGGCTGTCTGTTCTAGTATCAAAAGCACTGCCAGCATCTATATATGTTAGAAGTTCTAAATAACTTGTATTTTCATCAGTGCCAAAAGTATAAAGAGATAGGTCTGGCATTTTAAAAGTGTGGTAATACCTTGCCCAAGTGTCTGTTATAGATATTTTTTTAACACCAATAGTATCAATCTGAGCTGAAGGGCTTCCCCCAGTACCAAAATTTAACCTGTATTCAAAAGATATATCTTTTACCGCATCTGCTTTTATATCTACTCCGAGCGTTACCCATTGGCCAGAATATTTTTTTAGGTTTTCTAGTTTATGAGTCCAAGCGCCGTAACTTGTAGATAAGCCACCTGTAGTTACCACAGACCTCATGTAATTCTCTGGGTTTCCGCTTACATCGGTTTGACCTACTGTAAATTCTTGTTGGCTTATTGTTTGAGTTGTAGAATTACCATGTATTATTTGGATTCTATCTAATGCGTAATCACCAGAAACACTATAACTGGCCGCGCCTCTCTGATTGAAGTCAAAAGAACCGTTGATCGCTTCGTTTTCCACGTAGGTGTCTTGGTAGTTCATAATCCCCGCAACCGTAGCGGTCGGTGCTGGCAGTCCCAAAGATGATGATAATACGTTGTCGGCTATGTAGATTATTGGGGTTTGGTCTGTAATTTCTTGAACAGGTATTTTAACATTCATAGAAATTTGAACATTACCTACAAACTGCCCGCCGTTAATTACTGAGCCTGTCCCTGCTCTTATTATATTTATCGTATTATTTAAAGACGCTGTAGTCGTTACAAACTGATTAGAAACTGGCTCGTTATGATCAACATTAAAAGTCAGTATAGTTCCAACATTAGATAAAAGTGTTTCTGTTAAAGTGAAGCCACTAGGAAGGGGAAAAGTGACTGAAGTTGTACCAGATCCCGATGCACTTGAGACAAGTTTATTTTGTATCTCTAAAACACCATTATTATATCTGTAAAGATAATATTGCCATGTTAGGTCATTTGTTGCTATTCCTGTACCTGTTGGAAAAAGGGCAGTATCAGAAGAGGCATCGATCCAATCTGTTTTTTCATCAACCCCCATTGGAGGCACAACCAAATCACTCCCACTTTTCCAAGCAGCTGGCGCTCTATTCCAAAGCTTTTGAAACCTGGTTATGTTTTCTGCGTTTTCAATAGTTGTAGAAGTAGAAGTTGAAAGTGCTAGCTTACCATCATCAATTTTTAAATCAGGCTCGGCACCATTTGAGACAGTTTCCCAAAGTGTTATATCATCAACTGTTGAGCTAATCTCACCAGCCTTATTTACTATTTGTTCAACTGGAACCCCAACAACGGAGTTTCTAATTTTTTGGTATTCAGTCATTTTTTTGTTTCCTATTATATGAAGTCGGTTGTTAACTCGGTGTTTTCTAGCTTTTCTAATTCTGCAAAAGTCATATTATCATCAGGAAGTAAATTACCTGTTCCAAAATCAGCAAACTCGAATGATATAGATGTTGCGGTTGCTGTAAACTTTTTAGAATTACCTAGAACCCCACCTCGAAAATCTAAATTACCATCAGATCTAAGGTTAACTTGCAGCAACCTAGAGCCATTGTGTATTGCCCTGAATGCAGTCACCTCTGTATCTGAGATACCAGTAATTCTAAATACAGCGGAAAGCTTTATTTCATAATCCTGGCCTATAACAAGATTGTCGAAATACATATGGCTATTTAAAGGATCGCCGTCTATGGCTATATTCGGAACATTACCAGTTTCACCAGCCGCTAGTACTACTCTTGCATACTTATTTTTCTTAACCGTCCCAGCCTGACTAACTGTAGCCTCCCCACCAATAATAGAAGTCCCAACCGTCAAAGTATCAACTTCAACATCTCCCAAGCTAGCACTCAAATCAGCAAATGTAGGACTATCAACATCACCATAAACAAACCTAGTTTGATCCCATGCAAACTCAAAGTAAGTCTTAGCATTTACACCAGTGATAGTTGTATCAGTGGTAGCATCTGGAAAGAAAATATCTTGTGTGTTGGTGGTAACAAAAGTAACTGTAGAACCTTGAGACAAACCCGTAATTCTAAATCCTAAAATAAAAGTTTCAGAGCCAGTGCCTTCTGGGAAAGTAACAACCAAAGTAGAATCGACAGGAGCGCCTGAAAAATCAGCTTCATAAATTCTATTCCTAACTAGCTCGGCAGGAATACTGGTGTGATCTATAAAGACCGGTTGAAGTCCTCCCCCACCACCAGATCCAAATGGTGATACCACACCAAGTGAGTCAATATTTTTGTACTCACCATCAAGCGAATCTAGAAAAATAGATTTGTTGGTACCAACAGGAAGCTCAACCGAACCGCTGGCAATTTCTTCAAACTCAACTGCAGTAGGTACCGGCTGGGTAACTTCTGTTAAATCGTCGTTTTTAACTTTAATTAGTTTTGTCATTATATTTTACCTCTAAAAACATTATAAAATTTTTAGTTAATACTCGCAAACTTTATAGCCTCAAATCCAATTTGAGTTTCTCCTGTTGTTATCTTATTAATTAACAACTTGGCCTGCCCACTTGCTTCTGGTACCTGACTTGAATTTAAGTAAATGGTATCACCAATTTTTAGATTCAAAAATCTATCATCAGCAGAAGTGTTAAACTTGTAATCGAATTTATTATCCTGGTGCCATGTTGCTATTTCAGAATCTCTTGATGATTCCATTGTTAGCATGTTTATGATTTTTTCTTTTTTTGTTCTATTAAGATCATTTGCAGCACCAAATGTAATATTGTAATCATAAGCATCATAATCGTCGCGGGTGTTATCACCTTGCATCATTGATTCATTTCTAAAAGTAACACTCTCATAAGTATCATTGGTGTTAAGGCTTATGCTTAAATTACTAAAATCGCTTTCTTCCAGGGTGTCACTAACTGCTTTAGTTGGATCGATCTTGATAAGCTTAGGCACCTCATTAACTTGATCATAGGTAACAAAATATCCAATACTTGAAAGCATCTTCTCTAAAAGCTGTCTGTAGCTTTGGTTTGTGTATTCAATCATTTGCATTGATTCATCAAAATCAAGCTCTGTTAAATCTGGGGTAGCACCAGCAAAAGCAACCTTTAACGTTGCCTCTAAAAAGTTTTCCATTGAAAGAGAAGCATGGCCAACCGGTACCTGCCAATTGACGTAAATATCAAAAGAACCACCATCACCTGCTGCAGTGTCGTTTATATCAAAAAACCAATCGACTAGATTATTGGTGCGGCCAGATAAACTATAACTAAAGGCTGTCATTCTTGCTTCTGTTATAGTTCCAATACCAGCCTTAAATTCCCATACTTGATCTAAAGTTGAGTAAGGCATTATCCTAGGAGCGTTTTGACTTGTCGCAGAAGTCCCAGGGTTTATATTACTTCCAGTGTCTGCTGCGTATTCAATATAGTTATCGTTATTTGTAAAAAGATGCTTAAATCTTTTATTTGGTGTTAAGGCATTGAAAGCATAGGTAGCATTTGAAAAAGTCGCTTTGGAGTATGTATACATTATATCTTGAGCAGGGCTAGATGCGTCTTGAGAATAAGCATGATAAAAAACCACTTCTTTATTATCGCTAAACACACCAGAATCTAATGGATGCCTTGCCTTGCTCCAAAGTGGACTTGTAGCAGAGCTTGTTTTAAGCATGCTGTTGAGCACTCTGAGATTGGTTATATTTTCTTGCTTAAACCTATCAATAGAAGCCAGTGAGGTGACATTATTAAAAGAGCCAAAATTAGGGTATGAGCAATCAGAATAATCACCAGAATTAAAATCGGCAAAAGTAATACCATGCCAAACTTCTAAAGTGTTTATTTTCCAATCGCCTTTGATCTTTAAAAGGGATGATTTATTGTATGTCTGTTGAGTAGTCCAGGATTTGTTTATGGTTGACCCATTAGGATTTTCCACACCATCAACAGTTTGCTTGCTATATGGAATTATAGAAGCGCATATAATAGGGATTTGATCTTTCTCACCATCATTAAACCAAGGGTTTGAAATATTCATATCATACAAAGCAGGCTCATCAAGAAGCTTGATTTTTGGCCTTGCACTATAGGTAACTGAAGTTGATCCGAACTTTAATTCATTACCAATACCAGAATAGATTTTAAAAATACTTCCCGTGTTGGTGATTCGCCACAATGAAAAATCTAAATTAACAATTGAATAATTAGAGCCAAGAAACTTTCTAATGTTTTCAGTCTCACCAGATTGAAGCTCAACCGAAATAGTATTATAGCTTATTAAACCCTCTAAGATATTCTTTCCAGATTCAACAACATTTGGCGAGCGCCTTAAATAAGGAGGCCATATATATTTGGTGCCAACACCAAGAGGATCTAGTGGATAATTAGCTGAATTTTTATTTGAGCACAAAAGAGAGTAATCAATATATTGATTTGCTTGAACACCATCATTATTTATTTTTAATTGTTTTTCAGTCGGGAAGTATGACCATTCATCAATAAGAGGCTCGGTTGAATCAGCAATTTGAGAATAGCCTTCAACTGTAATAGGAATTAAACCAGGCTCTAGTTGGTATGTATTCACACCAGTAGGCTGGTTTTCCTTTATTTCTCGTATATCAATTTTAGCAAGCGTGTAAGCCACTATCTACTCCATAAAGCTCAACCCTAGCTGCTGGTGGTTGCTGTGTTTTTGTTGTTTGGTTAAACTTTGGTGTCCAATCACCAATAAGGCCAAAACTCATATTGGTGTCATCATTAACGCACATTTCAATGTCATACTCGTCACCTTGTGCCATGTGAAAATTATCAAACTCAAATGACAAGAACCCAACAAAGAAACCATTAAGGTCAAGTGTATTTGAACGGCTGGTAAAAACCCTAGCACCATTGTTTTTGTCAGTTAAGGTCAAATCAAAATACCTACCAACTAAATCACCACGTAAATCTACAGCTACGTTTATTTGTGTTATGTCAAGGCTTGTACCTGGAATGATTGTACCACCACTTGCAACACAATCCTCACCCTGCCAAAGCCAATAATCTTGAGGGATATACTCCGACATTATAAAGCCTCTCTTAAACTAAACGTGTTTTCAAATAAATCTCTAATTCTGTGAGCTTGTCCTGGTATGTCAACAAAGTGCATTACCCTAGCATTTTCCATAATCTCAGCTTCTGTAAAGCCTTCTGGATCTACAATGGTGAGAAAATTCAAAGTCTTTCTTACACAGTAATAAAACTGCTGGAAGTTAATCCGATCTTGCTCATTCATATACTGAAATCTTAAACCAGAAATAGTCATTTGAAGATCTTTAAAATTCGGAAACTCGCGCCCACTTTCTGCAGTAAATATTTGAGAAAGGTCGCGCTGTGCAACACTAAACCCTGTAGCAATATTCCGAGTAGACAAACCAAGGTTATCACCAAAATAAGCGTATTTAATATCAAGCGTTTCATCGAAGTTAGACCTATTACCAGTAGTTATTTTTATTCTCCAATATCTGTAGGAGTTTTGAACACTAGTTTCTGTGAAGTTACATAGCACTCCAAACCTAGAATGCTTACCAGTGAAAGTCTTTTGAATATCATTAAAGCCAAAATTAGAAGCTTCAATTGTAATCTCAGTTTCTGCTGTTAAGTAAAAAGCATTGTAATCAACTGGTAGCAAGGCAAATGTAGTAGGCTCAATTGAGTTTGGTAAAGTAATATCAAAAATGAATGCATCCTCAACTGGATCCTTGGTGAGCCGATACACACCAAAGTTTCTAGTGTCCAAAACATCATCAATAGTATTTCCGTTGTAATCCGTTTCAGAAACAACTGTGACCTCTGAATCTGATAAATAATTATTATTGCAGAATCTAATTCCGCATTTTTCAATATCACTCATTAAGCTACTCGCCCGTTATTTTGATTTATTCTCAGTATTCTACTCTCAAGAATCTCATCACCTAATGAAACCTCAAGTTGAATAACTTGATCACCACCACCATTACCAGCTACTTGTTTTGCAATCTCACCAACATAGGAATCGAAATCTGGCACAGCTTGTTTCTTTATCATTACCTCACCAGGCTCGGCCATGATCGGCACAGTATCACCAATTCCAGATCCTATTACTTTTTGAATAGAACCCCCATTGGTATAACCAGAAACACCAACCACACCACCTTGATTTAAGAAGCCTGGAATAATAGAGCCGCCAAGTAATCCTTTGTCACCACCAAGGCCGAAATTTCCTAGGTCAAAAGATAAGGCATCCGATATTGCGTCAAATATTGCAGTAGCACCATCTGAGATTGCATCAAAAATAGCTTTTGGTAATTCTACATATAAAGTTTTGAATATAGCTAAAAACCCATCAATTAGACCTTGAAAAACACCAGCTAGTCCAGTAGCTAACCCATCTACAAGCGCAAAAGTTAATGGTGCGATTGACTTTACTAAACCTTTTATTATAGCTATGGTTATATTATCAATGTTAGAAGCAAGCACTTCTACAAATTTAACAGCACCTTCAACAAACCCCTCAACAAACTGCTCTATTTCTTCATCGCTCATCATTGAGAAATTCGAAAGAGTATCAAAGATAGCACCACCAAATCCTGGTAACACTGATTCAGCTAAGCTACTTCCAATTGTTTGAACAGCTTGCGAACCAAAAGCAGCACCGGATTCTTTACCGCCGTTTTTACTTGCTGCGGCTAATCCTGTTGCTAAACTTTTACCTAATGCTAAACCATCAAAGTTATCTTTAAAATTCTTTATAGCAGACTCGCCAAATGAGGCACCTTGTTTTTCTGCTTGCGCTTTAGTTTGTGGACCATCTAAACCTTTGGCTAGATCAGCACTGGTTTTCTTTAACCCCTTAGAACCCTCTTCAAATGCTTTAACTACATTATCACCAAGTGTTGCCATACTTTGATCAAGCTCACCAACTGAAACTTGCATTTGATCAAGAGCTTCAACATTACCCTCAAGGGCATCTTGCATATTGTTTAACATGGCGACATCTAAATCTTCAGTTTCCATTTGAAGTTTTGCCATTCCAATAGCTGCTTCTTCTAAGGATGTAACGTCAAGATTTAAGAAATCACCAATGACTGATAAAGTGGTCAGAAAACCACCCGCAAGCTCTAGTAAGGTATCAAATATGGTTTGAACAACAATTAAACCTTGAGAGGATTTCCCCATCTCAAGAAAGCCAATTGCTATTTGGTTTGAAAGTTTGGCAAGAGCTAAACCAGCATTAACAACAACTGAGAAAACTCTGGTTGCTACCCTACCAAATTGAACAGCCGATTTTATCGCAATTGACAAACCATCAGCTAAAACCTCACCAAAATCAATTTCGGAATCCTCAACAGTCTTTTGAAGAAACAAGAAAATGTTATTTAAACCTTGAACAGCTTTTATAAGTGCTGGTGATTTAATAACGGTGTCTCCAATCTTTTCTTGGAAATCACCGAACGTATTACTAAGCTGAGAAATTGCGCCGCCGAATGTTTGGACCTGTCCTGTGGCAGCACCACCGAACCTATTTAAAACTAAATCAATAGCCGCACCAGCTTTAAGTTGCTCAGCAGTCAGATCTCTTACTGAACTTAAATTTTCCCCGAGTTCTCCGCTGAGACCGCTATAAGATTTGGCTAATTGCTTTAAGGCTTCTTGTGGTGCCTTGCCAGTCGCTGCTGCTAATTCCGTAGCTGCTAAGGTAAGTTTTTTCGCACCGTTGTCTGTGGTATCGAAAGTTTTAGCAAGTGCCAGTAGCTCCAAAGTAGTCTCATCACCTTGAGTGGAAACCGCTTGAAGACTACTAGCGAAATCTTGCATGTCTTTTGATGTTTGCTCTGAGAAATCACCCGACAGTTTTAATTGAGTGTTAAGAGCATTAATTGCGTTTTCTTGCTTAATAGCAGCTTGAGTGACAGAGTTAAAAGCACCTAATACTTTTTGTCCTGCAAACAAAGCTATGGCACCTTTAAAAGCCAATGAAAACTGCTTGCTTGCCTTTTCCATTGACTTAAAAGCTTTTTGCCCGCCTTTAGAAAACTTTTTAACCTTCTTGCCAGCTTTACTGGTTTGAACGTCTATATCTATGCCGAGTTGAGCATCAGTCCGAGTTGTCATTTTTTACCCTTAGACTTCTTTTTCATTTCTGCTTTGTGTAATCTGGATGTTTCTGCACTAATTATACCAAAAGCTTGTAAAAAATTCGCGTCAAAATCATTCTCAGATGCAGTTATGCCTAGCTCGGATAGTACCTGCCTTTTATTGTACTCAGATATATAAACCGCCGAAATAGGGCATTCGATCTTTATCGGCGTATTAGCCCTATAGCACCGACCAGCCCACTGTTTTAAGCTGTCGGTTTCTTCTTTCCCAGTTTGTTCTCACCATATACTTTGGTAGCAAACTCAACTTGGAAAAGATTATAAACATCATCGTAAGCTTCTAATACGGTTTTATCTTTGTAATCCACACCATCATATTTAATATTTGTTTCAGTGATTCTTGGCATAATGTCTTCATACAAATGCAAAGCTTGCTCGATAAGTCTTTCCTGCAAATTCTCATCAAAATGACCATCAACCATTACAGGCTCACCACTTTCATCAAGAATTGGCTCATCGTTTTCATCTAACTGCTCAATTTTACCTGGCACCATGTTAACGGGAAATTCTTTTATTATCTTAGCTTGCTTCAAACCAAATCTAGTTTTCTCAGACTTCGTCGGCATCTTTATTTTTACATAACCAGTAATAGGCGAATCTTCTAACGTCGAACCTTCTGGCAAAGAAATCAATCTTTCCATTATTAACTCCAATAAAAAAAGGGAAGTATTAAACCTCCCCAATTTTACACTTGTTAGAAATTCTTGCTACACAAAACTGTAGTAGAAAGATTCTGTTGAATCACCAGGATTAAATGCCGTGATTTCCATTGTGATTTGTGCCGCACCATCACTGTCCGCTATTGCAATATCATTTACAGTAGCATGGGAAGCATAACAAGATGCTGTTTTTCCCTTAGTGAATTGGCCGCCCTCAATCTCAGAAGCCGCAACAAATACTGAGATAGTCTCGCCTTTTCTTAAGTCTCTAAAGAATCTTGATTCATATTCTTGCACCCAAGTGACAACAGTCCAGGTATTTGTTCTTTCGTTTAAGATCGTCGCACCAATTGCAGAAGCTTCACAAGCATCTAACAGATCGGCCTTAGTGTTTGCTAGTGCAATATCTACACTCGCATTATTTACACACTCATTTTTATTCGCCTTACCAATTAAAAGTAAGTTTGATTTCGAAGCTAGCGGTTGAGAATCATCATATACTGGTGATAGGCCGCTAGTAAGGTCAATCAAGTTTGGTGAGGTATGACTAGTAACTTCAGAAGTTAGAACAGCGTCAAATGCCATTGTTGGTAGTATTGTGTTAGCTTGCGTTCCGTCTAATGCAAAAGCAGAATCACCAGTAAAAGTGAATTTGCCGTTGTCATTGTAAGAAACACTAAATACTACACCCGTTGCTGGTATTGCGTTTAAAGCCAGCGCACATGCTTCTGCTAACTCATATTCATCATGATAAGCCTGTTGAGGAATACTTGCAGAATATGGTGTAGCTGAAATTTCAATATTTAATTGATCATTTGCTGCATCGATAATCAAAGCATCTTTGTAGTAACCTAACCCGCTACCAGAAAAACTAGCATTGATTAACTCACCAGCCGGCATTGAAATATCAACCGATTCCATTCTCACACCAGGTACCGCTTGGATTGTGTTATTCATGTAGTGCCAAGCTGATAAAGTTGGGATTTGGTTTGAATCGTTTAGAGCCGCGTAAGTAACTGGCATACCAATTAAAGCACCAACATTTGGAAGTGTTGGAAGCTCAAAGCCAAGTGTGATGATATTTGCAGAAATACCAGCTATCGGCCTTGCATGGTTGCCAGAAGTTGTTTGAATTAAAAGAGTATCACCCTTTGCATACTGAGAAGCATCCGCAACCGCAAAAGTCTTTTCATCAGTAACCGATGTAATAGCTTGCTCGGCTGTCACTTCTTTAAGTGATCCCATGGCAGCTTTAAGCATTAAGCCATAATCAGGAGCCGCTGGATTCCCACCAGTTACCTCACCACTTTTAAAATAATGAGACATTGAAAAAGTAGCTGTTTGCCTTCCTAGGATATTCTTAGAAGCCATTAAGCTTGCTTGTAACTGCTCATTAGCCAAAGTCTCTTGCACTGGTGTGATAGCAATATCAGGCTGTAGTGCTACAAAATCCGTGTTTGCTGTTGGCTTCTC